GAAAACTGTTTGCCGTGCCATTTTGTACTTACCGCCGCATTTATCGCATTTTCATTCAATATAGCAAAATTAATACCGACATCAAACTGTTTTGCGCTGTCGTCTATAACTCCGTAATAGCTTTCCTTGTACACCGCTTGCAGTCGCTCTGACAGTTTCTCTATTTCCTTTACGGCTACTTTTTTTATTCGGGCATATATAACAGCTTTAACCGCCTCATAACGTTCTTTACGTGCGGCATAGGCTCTGACAGATAGTCCGTCACGTCTAATATATGCTAAAATATCTTGTCGCGCCTGTTCGTCGGGTGCGTATTCCAACGATTTTATCAGTGTTTTTAAATTATCTTCCTGTTGTGCCTGCGTCAAGAAATATTCTGCGGTTTCGTTGTCAATGCCGAAACGCTTTTGAAAATTGATTTTGATTTTCTGTATTTCTGTATCTATATCCGACAGTGCCTCGTCATACAGTTTTAGGATTTCTTCACCTGTGTAGTTCGTTCCTGTCTGTACGGCTATTTCCCTGCGCAGTGCGGCGTCGTTCCAGTATTCCTCACTTTTCATACGCTACCCCGCTATTTTGCCTTTGATAATTTCTACAATGGAACTAAATACGGTTGTGCCGCCATTTTGTATGTGCCAAATTCAACGTACATAGCGTATTCTTTGTTCGTTCCGACTGTGCCGGTTGTTCCCGACACTTCCGATGTTATGGATTTCTGTAATTCCCCCGTATCAACAGGACACAAACCTCTTGCGTCAGCCTCTACAACTTTACAACTTTCGGCGATACCCTCTGACAGTTTTTCGGTTAGATTATTGATTTTATCATCAATCATTGCCTGCACATTTTCCAATCCCTCAACACTAAACTGCATTACCAACCGCCCCCCGACATCATATCGCTATTGTTGTTCAGTTGCTGTTGAAATTCGTTTGCTGTTTCCTGCCGTGCCGATTCCGCCTCTTCCTGTGGGTCAGTTACGAAATCCAACTGTGCTATCAATGTTTCGGTGCTAACCATACCTTTTAGGTTTGTAATCATTTGTGACATTTCGTAATTGTTTACAGGCAAATTGTGTGTGAACACAAAATCAATCCTGTGTACAGGAACTATCGGCGTATTGTTTTTTAGGTTTAAAAAATGATTATACAGTTTAAAACGTTCTTTCAGTCCCTTTGTGATGTAACCCTCTTTGTCTTTTGTTTTCTGCTCGAACGCCAAAATCTTGTACTTAATCGCCACACCGCTTTGGTTGTTGCCGAACTTTTCATCTGACAAATCCGGTACCATTGATGTAGTGAATATATCTTCTTTTAGGTCGTCACGCAGTACCTTTGTGTCCGCCTCCGACAGTGATTTTGACAAATACTTTGCGTCGCCGTACTCGTCGTTATCGGTTTGTAAAATCTTTTCGCGTTTTAATGCTCGTGCTTGCTCGCTGTCTATTTCAATTCCTTTCAATAACAGCATAGCGTCAACAAACTGTTCTTTGTCGTTTACACGGTCCGACATCAATTTGTTATATCCGTCTATCAGCTGTATTTGTTGCTCAAAATCGCCCTGTTTTTCCTCGTTATTGACGTATCATAGGCACGCCACCAAAGAAATGTATTGCTTGATATGTCAATTCAAGCGTGTTCCAATTATCCTGTTTTGACTGATATGTACATATTTCGCTATCCGTGTATATATTGCAGACAATACCCGTTACAACGTGATTGACGTCGTATGTTTTATAATAATAAACACCGAACAACGGAAAATGCGTACAATCGTCGTTATATACGACAAATGCCTGTCGTGGGTCTATTTTGACACTTCGCGGCTGTGAATTTCCGTCCGAATATACTAACTCGTACCCTCTGCCATATATACTGACATTCTTCACGATTTCTTTGTCAATCGACTGTATATCCTGTTCCAAATAGACATTTATAATGTCGTCAATATTGTACCCGTCCGACGGTGTATAACTAACAGGGTTGCCGATTAAATATGCTGTGCTGATGTCTGTAATGTATTTTGCGTGGTTCACCATTATTTTATTATTCGCCAATCCGTCCGCCTCTCGCTCTCGGTGACAAATTGCGTGATTTCCCCTGTAATAGTTCATCAATTTTGAATATCTGCCGTTACGACGTTCGTGTTTTTCGATTAATTCGGCTATCAGTTTGACCGTTATACCGTCTTTGATTAATTCTTCGTCTAATCGCATTAATATAATTCCTTTCTACTGCGTATCTTTGCAGTTTTGTTTTTCATATCGTTTTCCAACGCATAACGCACGGCGTCTATGGTATGGTTGTTTTTGTCCGGAAATTCGTCTTTAAATCCGTCGTTTCCGTCCGGTTCCAATTCATAGTTTAAAAATTCCTCTGCCGTTTTCGGACAACGGATATTATCAATAATGATTTTGTCTAACGACTGCAAAAATTTGATACCGTAGTTTACGCTATCCGGCCCTTTCTTTGCACCTGTTATGCGCAGTCCGTACCGTTTCATCTCCGCTATGCTCTTTGGCTCTGCACTGTCTGCAATAATTTGATTTTGTGTGTTTTTTTTCGTCTTTATCTTTTCCGCCGCTGATGCGTTCGACATACCCACTTTGTATATCTCGTCGAAGATGTACAACGTCTTATGCTTTTTGTCATAATGACATTTTACATACACAAACGGGTCCGCCGCATATCCGAAGTCGATACCCTCGCGGATTTGGTCGAACGTGTCAACGTGTTCATCAGACAATCTGACTATATCCACATTTGCGAATATTTCGCCACCTGTTCCGGTGACTTCTCCCAAATACTCGTGATTGTATGCGTCTATGTTGCGTTCCTTTAGGCTTTCCGCCTCTGCAATGAATTGTGTGCCTAACCATTCCGGCGGAACATCTAAATAGCAACTATGATGTGTGTAACTGTGTTTGTCAACTTCTAATATGTGTTTATTCACCCAATTACGCTGTGATTTTGGCGGATTGTATGAATAAAACACGACAAATTCAGAACCGCCACGCATTAACGACTGATTGATATTACGGATTTCTGCAATGCCGTTAAATTCCGCAGTTTCCTCATACCAAATATATTTTAAATATCCCTTTGATACTTTTGTCGATTTTAATTTCTGTGGTTTATCTGCACCACGGAATAAAATTTTCTGTCCTGTTGGTTTGTATACCAGTTCCAACGGACTTAGTTTCTGTTTCCACAAATGCGATACGCCCAACTGCTCTATCGCCCAAACTAATTGTTCATACACGCTGTCTTTCAGATATACGCCAACTTTGCGGATTGCGACAGCGTTTGCGTCTGCGTTGTTCATTATACCGTTTATAATTTCAATGGATATAAACGACGATTTTGTTGAACCTCTGCCACCTTTCAGCCAATAGTGCGTATATTTTTTGTCGTGTAGTTTTCTATGCACCGGATAAAATGACGGTGCGATTTTTTCAGATATTTTAGTCCCCATTTTTTTCACCCCCTATATCATCAATAATAACGACAGGTCCGTCATTTTCTATCTGTGTCCTGTCTGTAAACAATGCGTAGTATTTACCCAACATTTCCGCCGCACGCAGTCTGTCTTTGGCAGGCGGTTTCCCCTCTGTCAGTTTTTGAAAACCGTCACCGACAAATATCGGGATATTGTCAACGTTTTCGCCACGCATTACCGCCGTGAGAAATTCTATGACTTCGTTCGCCTGCGCTGTGTTTTGCTCGTGCAGTTCTTTTAACTGCGCGTCAATAGCCTGTTTGATTTCGTCTTTTTTCATCAGCCTACTTGCCGCCTGCGCCGCAGTTTTTTCACTGTAACCCGCCGCAATAGCCGCCGCAGTTTGATTTCTCTTGACGTCATTTACATATGCGTCAACGAACATTTTTTCTTTTTTCGTCATAGTTTTCTCACCTCACTTTGTTAATACTTTTTTCGCTATTTTAAAATTCCTACCATTAACGCGCGCGTGTGCGTACGCAAACACCTTAACAAAACTTAACAAAAATTAATAAATCCGTTTTTTGTCAACGCACGCTCTAACGCTCTGCGCTTGTGGCGGCACTCGTGCCATTTACGATTGTTAAATCGCCATTTTTGTATGAATAACCATTTTGAAAATTTGTATGTCAATCCGTATTTTTTTGATTGATTGCGGATTCTTTTATTTGATTTCGTATTTTTTTCGTAATATATGTTCATTATTGGTCCTTTCTGCACTAAAAAAGCGGTGGAACTTTCCGCCGCTTGGTTCACTTTTTTATTTTATTGGTTAGGGCGGCAAGATTTGAACTTACAACGTCCGCATAGGTGAAAATATCACCCGTGCAGTGTTCTAACCTGTTGAACTACGCCCTATTATATTTTTTTGCAATCAAAAACCGCCGTTTACACGCTACGGCGGTTCTTCGATTGATAAGAGGCGAAAAGGATAAATCCTCTTTGTGAATTTTTCACATTATCATAATATCACATATTAGTGTCCGTTTTTGTCCGCGTTTTTATTTTTTCTAAATTTTTTATTGCGGACATATGTATCTCGTATACTTTCGTACGCTCATAATGCAGTTCTTCGCATATCTGAAACATTGGTAAACCAACTATGTA